CATATCCAGAGGCTAATTTTAGCCAGGCGTCGTGTTGCTATGTGGCCGATTTCAATTTGACTTGCCAGGATTACACCGAGCATTGCGGTGTGTGGGCATCTCAGACCTTAGATTTTTCGTACAAAGCCGAGTTTTACAA